TATCTACAATTAGTACAGGTTCATTAGCCCCAGGAAAGACTCTTACTTCCAGAACAAAATCTGTACTTAATCATAGAACGTTTCAAGACAATCCTCTAGCTGCTAATGGTACACGACCTAATAGAGTATTTTTGGAAGAAGTTGGATTTATGAATAACATTACGGAAGTTTGGGGAGCATTAGAGGCAACACAAGCTGCTGCACAACATAAAAGACTAGTAATATATGCATTAGGAACCGGGGGTTTAACAACTGCTGGGGCAGCTCTATATACTCAAGATATTTTCTACAATCCAGAAGAGTATAACTGTTTAGCGTTTGAGGATACGTGGGAAAATAAAGGTAATATATGTTATTTTGTTCCAGCATATTTAGCAAGAAGGGAATTTAAAGAAGAACCTAATCTTATTACCAATGTCGAGAAAGCACAGATGAGAATAGCAGAAGAGATAGAAAATGCTAAAAAAGGTAATTCTAAAATTAAACTTTTAGCACAAATTATCAATAACCCAAGAGTACCATCAGAAATATTCTTACGACAGGAAGGCACATTCTTTCCTGTACAGGATTTAAAACAGGCTTTAGCAGATTTGGAGAGTAATAAAATTTTACTTAAATCCTCATACAGAGTAGATTTAATTGAGAAAAGTAAAGGTAAGGTAGAAATGATACCTTCAGAGAAACCTGTTATTACTGAATATCCTTTACGAAAGAGTGATATTATGGATGCCTGTATAGAGATATATCAGAAACCTAAACTTGATTCTGAGGGAAGAGTATTTGGCAGCAGATATATAATGAGTACTGACCCTGTAGATGATGACGGTAATGATGATATTAAAAGATCTTTACAAAGTACTTGGGTATTAGATACATGGACTGATGAGATAGTAGCTGAATATACAGCACGTACATATTTAGTAAGTGAATATTACGAGAATGTCAGGAAACTATGTGTAATGTACAATGCAAGGAATCTTTATGAAAATAACAAGAAGGGATTATATGGACACTTTAAGAATAAAAATGCTTTATATTATCTTGCCGAAACCCCATTAATTCTACAGGATAAAGAATTAGCAAAGGGTGGTGGTACTGGTAATAAAGCTCTTGGTGTTAATATGAGTAATGATAGAGTTAAACTATATGGATTACAGTTAGCATTAGAATGGTTAGAAGCACCGGCATATAGAAATCCTGAGATTAAAAGAATGTACACTATAAGAGGACAAGCCTTTTTAAAAGAACTTATAGCCTTTAGTATGGATGGAAACTTTGATAGGGTATCAGCATTTATTGTGTTAATGATATATAGGGCAGAGTTAGACCACCAAATAGAGACTACCAGGCAAAAAGAGATTAAGACTACATCAGAAAGTAGCTTCTGGAGTAATGCATACAAATCCTTTGGTAAGGATAAAGTACATAGACAGATGCAAAAATACCTAAATAATTATGATGTTAAATAATTTATTATTATCTTTGTATCAAATTAGTTAAAATGAGAACTACACCTTTACATTTTCCTGCACAGAAAATATCAAGCTCACAAAAGAATGAGCAATGGTATAAAGATTGTGTTGACGGAGCAGAGAGTCTTGCTATATTAAGAGCAGATGGAGAAATTGGTCATCATCACAAAATGCAGGTATGGGAAGATTTGGATAATGACATTATTGATGTACGAGAAATAGAGGAAGTATTTAATCCTATGGGAATTAAAGATGCTGTGTTTCCTGCTGCAATTAAGAATTATCCATTATCAGTACCTAAAATAGACCTTTTACAGGGAGAAGAAGTTAAACGTAAGTTTGACTGGAAAGTTATGGCTAAGAATGAGGATGCTTATTCTAACAGAACTGATTCATTGAAAGATGAGATTATGAGGATTGTAATGGAAGAAATCCAAAATGAATCTTTTAATGAAGAAGAGGCACAAAAGAAAATACAAAAGGTTTCCAAGTATTTCCAGTACGAATATAAAGATTTGAATGAATTGTATGCTACAAGGATACTTGAGTATCTTTGGAGACAGCAGGATATGAAGAGAAAGTTCTTTTCTTCATTCAGAGATGCTTTGGTAAAAGGAAGAGAAATATACAGGATTGATGATGTTGGCGGTGAGCCATCTGTAATCAAAGCTGACCCTAAGAATATCTTTGTACTTAGAAAAGGAGATTCACATAAGATAGAAGATGCTGATGTATTGGTAGAAGTTACCTATGAGCCTATAGGAAAGATAATTGATGAATTTCATGACTATCTCACACCTAAGAATATTGAAGACCTGGAACAAGGTCTTGAAAGATTAAGTGCTGGTGGAGATGGTAAAGGCGTTCTTAATCATGAAGCGGCACAACCTATAATGTGGGCAAGTTCACAAACAGGTGGAATTGTTGATGATGACAATGGATTAAATGCAGTAAGGGCTTATAATCTACCGTTTGACTATGAAGGTAATGTAAGGGTTGTAAGAGCACGTTGGATTGGCAGACGTAAGATAGGAAGATTAACTTACTTTAATGAAACTACAGGAGATGAAGAAGAAAGATTAGTATCTGAGAACTATAAAATAAACAAAGACTTAGGAGAAACAGTTAAATGGATTTGGGTTAATGAAGCTTATGAAGGTACAAGAATAGCACAGGAAATTTATGTTAAGCTTGAACCACGTAAAGTTCAGATGAGGCATTTTGACAATCCAAGTAAATGTTTCTTAGGTTATGTTGGTACTGATTATGGTAAATCCCTAATGAGTAGAATGGAACCGTACCAATACCTATATAATGTGTACATGAGAAGGCTTGAGTTAGCCATTGCCAAATACAAAGGTCCAATTTATGAATTAGACTTATCCAAGAAACCTGATGAATGGTCAGAAGAAATGTGGATGTATTATGGAGATGTATTAGGTTGGATGGTAATTGACTCATTTAATGAAGGTAAAAAAGGTGCTGCAACTGGTAAGATAGCTGGTAATTTTAATACTACAGGTAAAGTATTAGATGCTTCTGCAAGTAACTATATACAACAACTTCTATTAATGCTTCAGCATATTGAAAAGCAAATGGGTCAAATTGCTGGTGTTAATGATCAGAGACAAGGACAGATTGATAATAGAGAAACTGTTGGTGGTGTTGAAAGAGCTGTTACACAAAGTTCTCATATTACAGAGAAGTGGTTCTTCATTCATGACGAGACTAAGAAAAGGGTAATGCTTGCACTGCTTGATACTGCAAAACAACTATGGAAGAATAATAAATCCAAGAAGATATCCTTTATCATGGATGATATGTCCAGAGTAGCTATGGATGTAAATGGTCAGGATTTTGCAGCAAGTGAGTATGATATCTTTATTACTGATAGCTCTGATGACCTTAAAATCAGACAAACTATTGAAGGACTTTCCCAGGCTTATGTACAGAATGGTGGTTCTCTTACTCTTCCAATTAAAGTGCTTAGAAGTGATAGTATCACTCAGATGGCTAAACTTATTGAAGAGGAAGAACTTGCTATGCAGAAACGTCAGCAGGAAATGGAAGAGAAAAAAATTCAATCTAATGAAGCAATTTCACAGGCTCAGTTACAAGACAAACAAGCTGACAGGGATTTGGAATATTATAAGATTGACACTGACTCTAATACCAAACTTACAATAGCTGGTATGAGTAATAAAGAAGAAGCACCTGAACAGCCTGATACTGAAAAGATAGCTCTTGAGAGACAAAAACATCAGGATACAGTTAATTTGAAACAAAAAGATTTATCTTTAAAAAAAGAACAGAATCAGGAAGCTAAGAGACATAACATGGCTACTGAATCTATTAGCAGGAATAAACCTAGAGCTACAAAATAATTGTAGCTTAGGAAGTTATTAACTAATAAATAAATAATGAATATACAAAGAATAGTTGAGAATTTTAATAAATATCCGAAGGCTTTAGGTAATGGTGCAGGGCATCTTAGTAATAGATGGAATTGTAGTAAAGAAGAAATATATGAAGCTAAAAAAATTGTTTATAAAAACTTAAAGAATAATATACCAAAAGAACCTGTTAAAAACTTTCCTAAAATACTATTATTTGACATAGAGACAAGTCCTTCAATATCTTACACATTCGGTAGATTTAAATACAATATAGCCTACAATCAGGTTGAACAGGAACCAGTGATGATATCTTGGGCAGCTAAATGGTTAAATAGTACTGAAGTAATGTCAGATGTATTAACTTCTAAAGAGATTGTACATTCAGATGATAGTAGAATAGTTAAGAGTTTATGGAAGTTAATGGATGAGGCTGACATAGTAATTGCTCATTTTGGAGATGGATTTGATATCCCTATGCTTAATACAAGAGCTATATTAAATGGCTTACCTCCTTATAATACTGTACGAAGTATTGATACTAAGAGAGTTGCTTCCACTACATTTAAATTTCCCTCTAATAAGCTTGATGCATTAGCTAAGTATTTTGGAATACCTGGTAAGATTGATACAGAGTTTCAATTATGGATAGATTGTATCAAAGGAGATGAACAAGCTCTTAAAGATATGGAAACTTATAACATACAGGATGTTGAAGTTCTTGAAGCAATATATCTTAAATTAAGACCTTATATTAAATCTCATCCTAACTTAGCAGTATATATGGATACAGATGAACAGAGATGTAGTTCTTGTGGCAGCACTCATGTAACAGACACAGGTAAACATCAGTATACTAATACAGGTAAGTTTAAAGTTTACAGGTGTGAGTGCGGTGCATTATCAAGAGGCAGACGCACAGAGTTTGATAAAACTAAGACACTTCTAACAAGTGTACCGAGATAAAATTATATAAGAAAAATATATAACATATAATAAAAAAATTTAGTAAAGTATATAGACAGACACTATTTTTAAAGTAAAAATTTGGTGAATTAAAAACATAGTATTAATTTTGTAAAGAATAAGTGAAATGGCAGGAGAATTTAACAATGAGCAATACACAGATGATAATCCATTTAACGTGGATTTAAGTGAATTGCAGGATGTAGGAAGTTTATTCCTACAAGGTGATGATACAGTCAAAGAGACTATAATAGACGAAGAAACTACTGATGATAGTGGTGAACAGGCAGATGACGCAAATGAAGAAGAAAATAAGGAAGCTCCCTCTTCCAAAGATATTAAATCAAAGTCTTCTCCTTTCACTCCATATGCTAAATTAGTACAGGAAGAGGGAGTACTTCCAAATTTTAATATTGATGAGTGGGACGGAACTCCACAGGGTTTAATTAAGGCAATGCAGGATGAGATTGAATATGGTATTAACTCTCAGATTGAACGCTTAGACCCAAGAGTACGCTGGTTAGCAGAGAATGCAAGAGAAGGTGTACCGTTTGAAGAATTACTCGCTATAGATAAACAGAGATTAACTCTTAATACTATTACAGAAGAAACTCTTCAGGATGATAAAGTTCAAAAGGATGTAGCTCGTCAGTATTATAAAGAAACTACAACTTTCTCTGATGCAAGAATAAGTAAAGAAATTGAACGTCTTGAAGCAACAGGAGATTTAGGTGAAGAAGTAAAAGGGTTCTTTGAGGAATTAAAACAAATTAATTCACAGAAAGAGATACAATTAAGAGAGCAGGCTAAACAACAACAGATTGCTCAACAGCAGGCTCAAGCTAAAGTACTTGAGGATTTTAAAAAGACTGTAGCTGCAATTGATGAAATTGTTCCTGGAATTAAAGTTAATACGTTAATGAAGGATAAAATCTATAAGGGTCTTACAACTCCTGTAGATGTAGATAAAGCAACAGGCGCTCCTCTTAATAAGATTGCTAAGGCAAGAATGGAAGACCCTGTTAAATTTGAAACTACATTAATGTACATATTTGAAGCTACAAATGGATTTAAAGACTTCTCTGTATTTGGTAGTGCTGGTAAGAAGAGTGCTATTAAAGACTTTGAAGAATCAGTAGCTAATATGGATTTTGGAACCTCTACAAAACAGAAATTAAGGAGACCTGACGCTAATCAAAGTCTTGTTGACCAAATGGCGTGGTTCTCACAACAAAGATAAAACTAAATTTTTAAGATAAATAACTATGAGTTTAACTACTGCAAGTTTTCCGACAATTAAATATGAAGGAAAAGATTGGGCAGGATTAACTTCAGCAAACCACTTTGGCAATTTGTTTGGAGAAAATCCTATTAAGTTAGGTGGTTTTATGGACACAATCTATAAAGTCAACCTACAAGATGATATTATAAATTTCGTAAACAAGTATCCTACACTTGAATTAGAGGATGACCTTGAGTATCAATGGGAAATGATGGGAGCAGATTCCAAAAATATTCCGTTGATTAAGGCAACTGACCTATCAGGTAATGCTGTATCAGCATCTTCTACTTTTGGTAAGTACAATGAAAGGTTCTTTATGTACTTTGGAGAATTGTTATTCTTCCAGACACACGTTATTGTTGGTGAAAGTCCAGACCTTTACCATTTACGTGTAGCTACAGAACCGGAACAGGTTGAAGGTGGTTCATGGCGTATTCAGGTGGAACTGATTAGTTCAGACCCAGACTTGTATGTACCTTATTCTGAATTAACTGCTGGTACACGTTGGAGTGTTGACTACTCTGTATCTGAACAGTTTATGAGTAAAAAAGGTTCTGACATCAGCTTTACTTCTCCATTCTTGATGAGTAACCGTATCAGCATGATTCGTAAAGAACATACTGTACCTGGTGAAATGATTCGCAAAGGAATGAATACTCCGGTATCATTTAACTGGCAAGTTATGAGCAAAGACGGTAAAGTACAGAAAGCTAAAACTTGGCTGAACCGTTTGGACTTTGAATTTGATAAACACTTCCGTAGGGAAAAAGCAAGACTCTTGTACTACGGTAAAGGTAATCAACAGGCTAATGGTGTATTTGCCAATAAAGGTGATGCAGGTGGTCCTATCAAATTAGGTATGGGATTGCTGGAACAGATTTCTGCATCTAATACAATCTACTACACTACATTCAATCTTGAAGCTTTTGTAAGCTGGACACTGGATTTATCAGTTGGACGTATTCCTGAAAAAGATAGGAAGTTTGTAATTGGTACTGGTGAACATGGATTGAAGATGGTATCAAGAGCTATTGAAGCTTATGCTGGCGCTAATGCACTTCAGTACGGTACTGAATACAATAGGATTGACGTACTTAAAGGTGGTGGAGAAGCTAACAAATGGAGCTATCAACGTCCACAGTTTGTAAAAGCTGCTGATATCAATGGATTGCGTTATGAATTTGTACACATTCCTTGGTATGATGATACAGTACGTTACAAGAAAATGCACCCGGACGGTGGTACAGTTCAATCATATGAATTGACATTGTTTGACTTTGGTACTGAAAACGGTAATCCTAATATTCAATTGGTTCGTTTGAAAGGACAACCTGAAGTATTTGGATATGTACCTGGATTACGTGACCCATATTCACCAGAAGGTAAAGCTAAAGCTATGGCTAATGGTGTTGATGGTTATACCATTCACAGGGCAGACTGGGTAGGTTTGAAAGTACACAACCCAATGAGGTTAGGTCGCTGGATACCGAATATGTAAGAATTATATAAAGGGGAGAATTAAAACCTCTCCCCTTATTTTTAAACAAATTAATTAGTATATGGAAGCAAATTTAGAGGAGTTAAAGAAGAAAGTATTAGTAAACAAAACAATTAAAGTAACACCTATTAAGCGTAGGAAACCCTTTCTAAAGAAAGGACACGATGGAGAGGATATTTACACGGGATGCCATAAAGATTATGGACTTCCTTACGACATTAAAACAAGGTCTTACAAGAATCCATTTTTTGAAGATGGTGAACAGGAGTTATTTGAAAAATTGTTGAATCAGAAAGAAGGAAGTTTAAATTTATATAACTTTAAAGTAACTGAACCAAATTTCTGGGGTAATTTTATACTTAAATTACCAAAAGAAGGTACAACTTTAAACTTGGCAAATCCTTCAGATGCATTAATGTACAGGGTTCTTTTACAAGACCCAAAAGGAGCTAAAAGTAATTCAGAATTATCAATTATTGAGAAAGAATATTTGATGGTTGACGAATCAGAACAGGAAGAGGAACTTAGTGAACTTGGAAAGAAACAGGATGAAGCTAATGACTTTATGCACCAGATTAAGAAATCTAAAAAGAAGATGTTGGATGCATTAAGGTTAATGGGAAAAACTGTAGATAAAGATGCATCAATTGAATGGCTAAAGACAGAACTATATAAAATTATAAATGAAGTTTCTACTACTAAAGGAGTTATTGGAATAGATAAATTCTTGGAAGTAATGAAAGACCCTGTGGCAGAAACTAAATTATTTGTTCTTGATGCTATTGAAGCAAAAGAATTAGTAAGAACACAAACTGGATTTAAAGTAGAAGGTCTTAATGAATTTGTAGGATTAAACTATAATGAAGTGGTTAAACACTTCTTAGGTAGTGACCCTAAAGTTAAGGAGTTAAAACAGATTATACAGTCCAGGTTAAATTAAAAACTAAATGGTAACAGCTAATGAAACAGCACGTTTATTCTTAGATGCTTATGATAAGAATTTTGAATATGGTGCTCCTTCATATGATGATGTACAGATTAGTGACTGGTTAACAAAAGCACAATGGCGTGTATTTACACGTAGCTATAAACCTGACAAAACAGGAATAGGTTTTGAAAGAACTGAAAAGATTGGCAGAGATTTGGAAGCATTATTAAAAAGTGCTTCCTTAGTCTCTGGAATTACAGTAGCAGATACCCAGACTGATGTACATCCTGAAGGAACAATGTATAATTTACCGACAGATTTTTATCTTGCTGTAGAAGAAGCTGCAAAAACTGCTGAAAAAAGTAAAGAAGCTAAGGTTATTCCAATAACTCATGACTTCTACATTCAAAATGTTGACAATCCATATAAACAACCTAATAAGGATAATATATGGAGGATGATATTCAGCAGGAAAGATTATGGTGAAGATGGTGGAGATGCTTTTACAGACTTAACTCCAAAGAGAGCAGAACTAATAGTAAGGGATAAATCTAATTATCCAATAACAGCGTATAGGTTAAGATATTTAAGAATTATTCCTGATATAGTAGTAGATACAACTACACCAGCTAATCAAAGACATAGCATATTACAGGAATTAATTTATGATATTATTGATGAAGCTGTTGCAATGGCTACTGCTGCTACTAAACCTGAAGAGTATCAAATAGCTCTTAATGAGAAAAAAGAAAGTTAATTATTTATATTGTCGAATTAAAAACTAATTAAAATGTTAGGACAAAAAAACAAAACCCACATTGTTGTGGTAAAAGACACAGCTCCGTTAATTGAAACTGCTACAAGAGCAGATTTAACTGCCGGACAGATTGCTGTATTTAAAAATGGTTCAGCTACTGCTATTGATGGAACCACAGATTTAACCAGCGGAGACCAGTTTAAAGTTGTATTTAAAGATGTAGAAGGTAATATAATTGAATCTCCTACCTACAAATATGACAATATTATCAGTAAAACTGCTGCTAATTATGCTGCCGCTACCGAACAAAAAACCTATATTGGGTATAATGGTACTGCTGGCTCTATTGAGGTTATTAATAACAACCTTTATTATGTGCGTATGTATATTAAACCAATGGATAAATTTGGTTTTGTACAGCAAAAGGTACAGTTTGGTGTATATCAGTCAGATGCTAATGCTACACAGGCTGAAATTGCACACGGAATTTCTGAAAACTTAGCTTTCAATCTCTCAAGAGAACCTGAAAAACTGCGTACAGGTAAAGATGTAGTAACTGTTGAACTTGTTAACTCAGGTACATCTACTGCTACTAGTGGTGGTGTAGTTGGTGTAGTTGGTGCGGTAGGTGTCAGCCCTAATAGTTGCTCTCTTGACGGTCCTAATACTTCTGTTGTAGTCGGTGTAGTATATTTAATTCCAGCAGCTTCAAATTGTTTTTTCATAATAGCTTGTTTAGATGGATCTTTTTCTTCAGCTAACATTTTTGAGTAATCAATTGCCATTAACTCACCTCTTTCTAAAAATAAGGGTGATTGCTACCCCTATAATGTTGGAT